GAGCTCCACGAATAATAATAGTACCCTCGTCATCATCCCAATGCAATACTTCACAAATGATCTCATCATCATTAGTCAGTTTAAATTGCTTTATATCATTTTTAGTCATGCTAAAGGCACCTTATATGTTTTATACTCAAAGTTTTCTTTCTGGTAGATCTTTAATCTTTCGAATGAATGAATAAGAGAAAAGTTCTTTCTGTTCTTCCAACTTAAATCATCACTGATATCATAAAGTGTTGTCGTTCTACCATCGTCGCTCTTACGTAATCCTCTTCCGATACTCTGCAACACTCTGATTTGTGATTTACTCGGTGATGCAAATATGATATTATGTAGGTTCTTAATATTTATCCCTGTTGAAAAGGTACCAAGTGATGCTACTACAATCGCATTCTTTTGTTTTTCTACTATACCTCGAATCGCTTCTCTATCTGCGGTATCTGTTCCACCTGATACAAAGAAGACTCTTCGACCTTCCGCTACTTTACTATCTATTAGTTCAAATAGAGGTTTTCCGTGTTTCTCGACGTAATTATATAGTACTAGAGTATTACCGGTTTGGTCGCATGCGAGCTTTGATATAAACTCATTACGTCTTTTATCTGTGACAATATAATCTATTTCGTCTTGGTATGTTCGCTGACCGAATTCTTTTCGTTCTTTTTCTGAGTAGTCAAGGACGAGACGTTTGATATCGAGTTTTGCAAGGTGATCTTCATCTTGTAGTTCTCTGGTTGTGGTAACTTTATAAGTTCGTCCAAAGAGGCCTTGTAAGACCAGTTCATGTGTTTGAGTTCCATCGAGAGTTCCTGTCGTTCCGAATCTATATTCTGCTTCTGTACATTTATTCATAATAGACATAAGTGATTTAGACTTAAATCCATGACACTCATCGCCAATCACCATACCGAATTGTTGAAACCACATCTTTGGTAGTTTATAGATTGATTGCCATGTAGAAATAATAATAGGACACTGAGTATCCTTATCTTTACCAGAATAGATCTTATGTGATAGTCCTTCTGGCATGCCATATTCATGGAAGTCGCTTGTCATCTGTTCAACAAGTGAAGTCGTAGGTACAATAACGAGTACTTTCTTTTGATTACGAGAAAGAAACCAGCTCAGTAGACAATAGATGATAAGTGATTTACCAGATCCTGTTGGAGATAATAGAATACCACGTTTTCTTTCTAATCCTTTTTGAACGCAATCCAACTGATATGGACGAATATGAAAAGGAAGAGAAAGAGAATCAATAAAAGAAGTAAGTTTTCCGATGTCCACATCTTGCTTCTCGTAAGGTAAACCATATGGTGAATCAATTGATTCAATTATATATTCACGATTACGAGAAAATTGTACTAAATGATGAATTAAACCTGCCGGAAGTTCACCAGTATTTCTATTATAGAGACGAATCTTACCATCCCACATGCGATTACGATAAGCTGGCATAAACTTATATCCAGGTACGTAGAAGCTAAAGAACTCATTCAGTTCTTGCGCAGTACCTGATTCGCAGTCTACATGTAGATTTGCGTGGTCTAGCTTCCTGACTCGAATTGTCTCCACTTAATCATATTCCCTATTGTTTGATGTCGCCACTTAATGTTATCAACAATCTCGGTAAGAGTTTCGATTGTTGTTTTGTAATACTGAATCTTTTCTTCGGATTTTTGAATCTCTGGATCAGAATCATAATAATAATCAAGCTCACCTTTAAGTATTTTAAGACCGTCAAATGGATCAGGCTCCCAACCGAGCTCAGATATTTCGGATTGATCCATTTTGCCATTATAGTATAGCCATTTCTGTTTGAGTAAAGTCTTTTGAGAAAACTCTGCGCGCTTCAGCGCAAGCTTATGCGTTGAAAGTAATTCTAAATATTTTGCGTGAAGAATTGGTGCTTGACGAGATGCCTCGTCTAAATGCATTGGGTCTATTTCGGAATCTTTAGCCCACATACTCAAGATACTTTTCAGGTCAATCATGTTTACTCCATCATATAGAATTATATATTATTACGATTCGGTGATCTCTGCCCCAGCCACAGATCTGTTAACCGTAATGTTTGGAGATCCATCTACATTTGTTGTATAAGAAGCTCCGACAAGTTCAAAGTAAGAGAATCTAAAAGATGCACCAAATATTAGGAAAGATTCACCACCAGCAGTTGATTCAAATTGAATATCAGTCAGCGCAGTCGGAATGCAATCGATATATCTCACTTGTCTTGTTAGGTTATTATGACTTGATAGAATAGTCAAAGTCATATCTGCCATAGACGGTGGTAGATTTACGTTTGCTTCATATGCAGTTACATTACCGACGTCAAGTACTCTTCTCATCCATGAATACATCTCATCGTATGCTTTCATGTCCTCATCGATTAGAATATTTGCCTGTAATTCATTAAAAGTCAGTTTATCACCGATAAATGGTACACCGGTAATTTTCTTATATGGTACCTCAACCGCATTCATAATCATACCAGGATGAATAAATGACTGACAGAAAAATTCCAGGTTTGGATAGTTCTGTCTATCTACTGTCAACTTAAACGAAGTAGGTTGAAGGTAATTAAAATTATCTGTTAACTCTGCCATGCTACTATTTATACGAAATCTGTATTAAAAAACTCTTTTATATAAATAGAAATGTAAGTCGCGGTATTGCAGTACCCACTTACTCTAGACAGATCAAAGGAGAATCTTATGTCCAGCAATACTATTTATCATACTCATCATATTATCCCAAAATATATGGGTGGTACAGACGATCCTTCCAATTTAGTCCAATTAACTGTTGAAGAGCATGCTCAAGCTCATCTAGAGCTATATGAGAAATACGGCGATGAAAGAGATTTAGTTGCTCACAGAATGTTATTAGGTCAGATTGATAGAGCCGAAGCAATCAAGATTATACAGAAATTACCGAAGACCGAGAAATGGAAGAAACAAAAGTCTGAAGCAATGAAAGGTGAGAATAATCCTCAGTATGGTAAGACTACATCTGATAAACAAAAGAAAGCGGTTGCTGAAGCTGCAAAGGAAAGATTTACAGGTGTTCCTAAGTGGTATAAAGTGACTAATCCAGTTATGTATGGATCAGACAATCCTAGATCTCGTAGGATATATGCTGAAGGTAAAGAATATGATACTATTTCAGAATGCTGTAAAGTATACGGATTTAAGTATCATAACACTGTAAGATATAGATTAAATCATCCTAAATGGCCTGAATGGTATTATCTATAAAAAAGGGCGGCCGAAGCCGCCCTTAGTTTTTCAGAAATATCTGGATTATGCGCCCAGGATATTATCTACTCTGAAGATTCTGTAATATTGGTTGCTCTTAGCAGTTGCAAGACCGTCAGCAGGTGTAGAACCAACGAATGGGTTTGAAGCCATACCGTAACGAGTCTTGAAGCCGATTTTCGGCTGGAAGGTGTCTTCACCAACCGCACGTACCATTGTTAATGGAACGTATGGGCAATAGAATACACCGGCGTCATATGGGTTAGTACCCTTATAACCTACGTTGATGTAGTCGGTTGATGCATATGGGTCAATGTAGACACGCATACGACCATTCAGTACACCAGCGAAGGTGTTACCTGTGTCATCAACATTCAGGTTAGTTGACATTGCAGGAGCATAGTCCAGCATACCAGAAGCTGCAAGTGCAGAAGCTACGTCAGACGAGCAGACCATAAAGTTACCTTTACCTCTACGTGTCTCTTTAGCAATTACGTTAGCTTCGCGCTCGATCTGAAGGATCAGACCTTTGAACTTCTCAACTGACCAACGACCATCAGCGTCCGTCTGAACGTTGAAGATACCGTTGATAGCAGTGTTTGACTGCAGAGCACCTGTCTTAGCTTGGCTGTTCAGAGTACGAACAACTTCACGGTTGATTTCAGCGAGAATCTCAGTTGACAAGATGTTTGCCAGCTCAGTTTCTGCGTCCAGACCATGAATAGCTTTCAGGTCCTGAGCCAGTTCCAGCGAGTATTCAGCTTTCAGTGCACGGCTCTTGGCAGTGACTGTAGCTTTCTCGATGGTGAAGCCCATTTCGTTGAATGCGGAACCACCGGATGAACCAAGTGCTTCAGCATCGGCTGTTGGCATACCACCAGCTGCAATGCTGGTAAGACGATCGTTATCGATTGAAGAATCGCTGTTCGAATCAGTAATACCATTCAGACCAGATGCGTTATCTGAGTCATGAGTAGCAGATGAATCGCCAGAGAATTTGGTTTCTGCTTCGTTGAAGAGAGCTTCACGATTAGAAGTAGAACCACCCTGGTAGCGTGACTTCATTGCGAAGATCAGGCCAGTTGGACCAGACATTGGCTGAACACCAGCAATATCATAGGCCATCAGGTTAGGCATTGCGCGGCGAACCAGAGCAATCAAGACTGGGTTCCAGTTAGCAGCGGAAGTTGTGTTGTTTCCAGGAGCAGCTTCGGTAAGCATGCCTTCTTCGCGAAGAGCGATTTCCTGGTTTTCCAGAACGGCTGCAGTAACAGCTTTTCTGTGCTTATCAGCAATGGTGCCTGCGGACTCTTCATTCAGAACCGGGGCCCATTTTTCGATAAGATGATCATAAGAAACTACGTTATGCATTTCTTTGGACTCCTATTATTGGGTTTTCTTAAGGGCTGCGAGATACTGAGCCATTGAACCAGAAGCTTCTACGACATCATCGCTTTCATCTTCTGTGTCAAAGTCAGCAGACTCTGCTGTGGTTGTCTTACTGAAGTATGATTCTTTAACAGTAGCTACTTTCTTAGCGAAAGTTTCTTCATCGTCAAAGTCCACATCTTCTACTAAAGACTTGAGCTTTTCGACTTGAGTTTCTGCGAGATCACGAGATGCTTCACGAATGATAGCGTCACGCTTAAATGCCTCGAGTTCCTCAGCCATAGCAATTGCTTGTCCAGTTTGTGAGTTAAGCTTTTCTTCCAACTCTTCAACTGTTTCGGCGAGTTCGTCAACCAGGTCGACCTTTGATTCTGGTACTTCGATATAAGACTCGGTGAACAGATCCTTCAGGTTGTTCATAAAGTCTTCTGCAATCTCTGTACGCAGGCCTGTCTGGATGGCTACTTTATTTTCTTCCATCCAGTTTTCAACTACGTAGTTTAAGTAGCTGTCAACTTTCTCTACGAGATCACTCTTAGTAGATTCAATTTCTGCTTCGAGTTCTTCGTTGTACTTTTCTTCAAGACGATCGATCTCTTCAGCAAGCTTAGACTTGATAGCAGCTTCAAAGATGATAGACGCTTTATCTTTGAACTCTTCGGAAAGAGTTGCTTCGTTATTGATAAGAGCATTTAAGTCATCAGAGAAATCTGCTTCGTAGTTCAGCTCAGGAGCTTCTACTACTTCACCATCTTCTTCTACGCTTTCAGCCATGATCTTACCGTACATTGAAGCGAGGTCCTCTTTCTTCATTTTAGACATCTTCATGTATGCGGCATTGATCATCCCAGCTTTTGTGCTAGGTGCTTTCTGCATTGGATCTTTCTTTGTTTGATCGCCTTTACGCTTTGGTGCAGAACCTGTTGCGCCACCTGCTTTATCAACAGATGCTACAGACTGTGCTTCAGCGTTTTTAGGATCGTGAGCCATTGCTTCTTCCACGACTTCGTTGTCATCGTCATGGAGTT